TGTCTTTACCTACAACAACTAGAGTTGCATCAGCAGGTACAGATATTGTGTTAGCTATCTTAACATAGTTTGATCCGTTATCTACACTTACTTCAACGGTAATGTCAGCAGCATTTGTACCATCTATGTTTGATATCATTAGTGTGTTTATCTTTGCACAGTTTTCTGCAGGTACATCAACGATGTCTGCTCTACTTGTTGTTACCGCACCAACTGCTACCTTTGGAGTAATAGTTGCTACATTAATTATATTTGGGGTTGCCATTTACTTTTACCTTTCTATCCAAATACTATTGCCATAGCAATGGCAAATCCTTTAGTGGCAGCACTACCTGCAGCGTAAGTTTTTACATCTGATGCAGGAATAGTTTTCATTGTTCCGTTATCATTGACTATAAAACCATCGCCATCTGCCAATGTTATTGAACCACCAACAGAAGTATCACCATCTAATAAATTTATTTCTGATGCAGTTGCTGTAGCACCATCAAGTATATTTAGTTCTGCAGCAGTGGAAGTTACAGCAGTTCCGTTTATTGCTAGTTTATCTGTGACAACGTTGAATGTACCATTGTCTTCAATCCTAGCTACTTCTGTTCCATCTCTTTGTTGAAAGATAAGATCTTTAGCATCTACAACAGGTCTGATAACTACGTCACTAGACGAGTTGGTAATTCTAAGTATCTCAGTACCACCATCTTGAAACTTAAAGTCACCACCATCTGCGTCTAGGATAATATCTCCTGCGACATCTACTGTCAAGTCTCCAGAGCTAAGATCAATCTCTGTTCCGTCAATAGTAATGTTATCTATTACCACACCTGCGTTAGCTGTAACTACACCACCAACAGCTAGAGTAGATGCCATATCAACAGCACCATCAATATCAACAACATCTAAGTTAGTTGTACCATCTACATCAATGTCACCACTAATATCTAGAGATGCAGCAATTAGTTGATCTACCTGTAAATCTTCATGGCTAGATCCTAACTTTAATTCAAACTTTGGTCCTGAAGTATTATAGGTAAATGTAGCATCGTCACCACTACCACCCTCTATTGTAATACCTGCACCGTTGACTACAGCAGATGTACTATTACCACTGTCAAGAACAATATTGTGATCGTTAAGATTTACAGTAGTAGAGTTTACTGTTGTGGTTGTTCCTGATACGGTCAAGTCACCTGTAACTGTAAGGTTGTCTGCTACTGTAACCTCTGAGGTGCTATGTCCTAGTGTAATAGCTGTACCAGATACACCTGTACCAATAGCAATAGACTCACTACTATTACCTGTATCAACTACAAAATAATTATCTGAGCCTTGTTTAATTGTAAATGCAGTAGCTGAGTTATCAGAAACAGCCACGTTAATATCTGTACCATCAGCACTGATAGAGTCTAGAGCAATATCACCAACGTTGGTAATGTTGTTATCACCAAAGCTAGTGTTGTCACCAAACGTTTTGTTTGTAAGTGTTTGTGTTGCTGTCGTACCAACTATCTCTTGATCACCACCAGGAGGTAGAGTTAGCACATTAGTAACAGAGGCTGAGTGTGGTTGTGCTTTTACTGTTTGACCATGAGAGTTAGCCTCACAATTAAATACAACAGTACCAGGATTACTATTACCTTTTACAACTACTTTACCTGTGCCGTTAGGTGCTAAATCAATATCAGCATTTGATGTAGTAACAATATCGTTACCATTCATATCAAGGTTGCCACCTAACTGTGGAGTGCTATCCTCTACTACGTTAGATATAGCAGCACCACTAACAGCAAGACCAGAAACTATAGTGCTACGTGTAATCTTTTTAAGACCACCACCAGATGTATCTACAGCAAGAAATACGTCATCGTTAGCAACCGTACTAATCTCAGATAAATCACCTACAGCCGTAGGATTAAAATTTGTGCCATCTGCAATCATAAGATGTCCTGCAGTATTGGTAGCCATAGTAAGATCATCACCACCAATAGTAAGATCACCTGTAAGTGTAAGATTTCTTATACCAGTGTAGTCTTTGTTAGCATCTAGTACAACTGCTTTAGAGTTAATGGCTGTGCCTGTACCTGTAGAACCTAGATCAAGAGCGTTAAGCTCACCCACTACGGCTGTAACACCATCTAAAGTATTTAGCTCTGCTGTAGTAGCAGTGACACCATCCATAATATTAAGTTCTGCTGCAGTGGCTGTTATAGCTGTACCGTTAAAGTTTATTGCATCTGCATGAAGTGTACCGTCAAAGTAACCATCTTTAAACTCAAAAGAACTAGAACCTAAATCTACATCGTCATCTGTTGTAGGAAGTATTGATCCATTGTTAAATGTTACTTGTGTCTCACCACCTGCAGTAATTGTAATTACATCAGAACCACTAAATGCTATACTTGTATTAGAGTCAGCATCACCTGCAATACTATCTAACTGTACTGCACCTACATTTGATAAAGCAGCATCACCAAAGTCTACAGCACCTGCAACGGTAAGTGTTCCTGATACATCTACGTTACCATTTATGTCTACTGTTGTAGCAGCAATCTGTATTTCTGTATCTGCGACAAGATCAAGCTGACCATCAGCACTAGAGTTAATGTAAATAGCTGTATCACGAAACTGTAACTTTTCATCAGAGGCTATAAGAATGTCATCAGAAAACTCAAAGTAGTCTTCATCTTCCATCCATTTAAAAACACCATCGTTACTTTCACCATCAAAGGTTACTGTAATATCAGTACCTGCTGTGGCATCACCGATGGTAATGTTAGTTCCTAACAGTTTAGTGATAGGGCCACCCTCTGCAGCCGTACCATCATGAGTGTGTCCTGTGCTTGCTGCAAATGCAGCTAAGAGTTGATCATATTCATTGTTGAACAGATCAGCAGTAATAACATCACCGTCTGTAAAACTAGATTGTCTCGTGTATGTATTACCCATCTAACGTCTTGCTCCTACTAAATATTCTAATTGAAACCCTTTGAGGGAATATGGTGCCGTTTCTCCACCATCTTTAATTCTTAATGCTACAGAAAAACCTGATCCTTCCACTGACTGTCTTACAAGTGGCTGTGATGGACCGCCAAAAACAAACTGTGCAGCACTGCTAGATGTACTAAAAGTTGCAGAACCAAACTGTGCTGCAACCTGAGAACTGTCTAAAGGATATGCTGCAGGTCTTGCAGAGTCAGATGCCTCGTTGTCATAACGAACAAAAAGATCTGCATCTATTGCTGACTCAGGTTTAAAGTTAAGGATAACTCTTTGCATGTGTTTTCTAACACCAGTGTCTCCAAAACTTAAATCAGGACTTCTGTATCTTGCTAGTATTGCTGTACCATCAAAAGTATTACCTTTTTCTTGTCTGTGAACATATCCTGAAAAATCACCGTGTATAACTGTAACATCTCCATCAACAACTAAAGTGTCTGTGGCTGATGGTTTTACACCACGTATTTCTGCAAACTCGAACTTGTCTGCCCTTCTAACACAAACAATACCTCTTGTTAATTTTTCACCTTGTCCTGCTTTTGAAAAGAATATTCTATACTGTGTTTTATCTGGTATTACTACACTTTCAAATACTGTAGAGTCTTTAATATTAGCATCAAAAATAGACTGCACATTTTGTGTAATCGCACCAAGAGCCGTATCACCAATTCTTGCAGTAGCAGCAACAGTTCTAAGTCCATCAGGGCCAAGAAATAATAAATCACCTGCAAATTCTTGTATTGTGTCTTTATTTACACAACCAATATCTCTGGTAACTGGTTGTACAGCAAAGTCACTAACAGTAGATCCTGTCATTTTAAATATTCTGTTTTCACAAAATATAAATAAAGAGTCTCTAAATACTTTTAGTCCGACAATGTTATCATCTACGTTAATAGTTCCTGCACCGTCACCTGATTGAAAACCATCTTCATCAAAAGTTTCACTAAAAACTAAGGTCTGTGGTGTACTAGACTTACCTGCATAGAACATATGATTTTTAAAAGCTACTACTATTGTAGAACCTGCTACAGAACTTTCACTAACATCTGTTGCTGATAAAGAAGAGTTAAAAATAGTTGGGGCATTTGCACCATCAACAACTATAATCTTTTCGTTACCATCAAAGTTATATCTCTCAAAACTATATTTACCTGCACTAGTTCTGCCAGTGTCTCTTTCAGTCCAAGATTCTGATACTACATCATCAACAGCATGATCAGCAGCAGTTGTACTTGATGTAGCACGAGTTACACCTGTAAAACTAGTAGAGGTAACTCCAGTATACGTAAATATTTCATCGTTAATCTGCAGTGTTCCACTAGAAGAAAATCCTGTTGTAGAATCTACAGTTATAGTTCCAGAGCCTGTCATACCTGTGCTAGAAACAATTTTAGTTGCAAGCTCAGTGGATGAAGAACTAAATATTTTTTCACCTCTGGCTGCTAACACTTTATCTGCAAAAGTAGCAACCATAAGAATTTTTTCACTAGAGTCAGATGTTTGAGGTACTTGTTGATTTACGTATTTACGAAAACCGTTTATTCTTCTGTAACCACCCTCAATGTCAGGCTCAAAGTTTTCTAACTCTAACGCTTCACCTGGTTGCATTAAGAACGTAGAACGATTTAAAACTAAACCACCCTCACAATTAAATGCTGCAGGTTGTGCTTGGGATAGATCTGGCATTAGGAAACTACTCCACCTGCAAAGTTAGCAGAACCTCTAGGGGCAATAATAACTGTGGATCTTACATACTCATATTTGTTGATAAGCAGACTTTGCATATTTTTAATACCTTGCTCAAACCTAGCAAAGTTTAATTGATACTGTTGCGTTTCACCCCGATACTGATAAACAAAAGCAGATGCACCATCTATAATTACAGGTGCAAATCTATCTGGAATACTTGTGGTGTCTCCATGTGCTGATAGGTCAGATGGAAATGTAAAGTAATCAAAAATAAGTGTGTATTGTTTATCTGGATAAGGATATAGTAAATAGTTATTGTCGGGGGTTCTAACTATATTTCTAGGAACACCACCACCATCAAACTGGGTCACTGTAGTGCCGTTTGATATCGCTGCTGCTGTTGTACTATTTGCACCTCTAGTGCAGCCTGTAAAATCGTTACCTGATATACCTGTATATGTTATTTGTTCTCCACCTATGTACAGAGTTCCTGTTGAACTAAAGTCTGTTGTAGATGCAACAGTTATTGTTGTTACGGCTGCAGATAACCCATCTGTTGCATTGATAGTTGTTGTTGCAACATCATCCTCTTCATTAGGATAACCTTTTTCTATGTACTCGTTGTAGTTAAGAAGTGTTAAATTATTTCCTGCAGCATTAACATCATCATCTTTTTTAATTCTAGCAGTAGCGTAGTCTATTGATTTAGTATCTGTTGGTGCAGTATACCTACACACAC